CAAACCTGGCTCCGGCCGTATAGCATAATCTATATAGTAAAGGGAAATAACAATGGATAATATTTTAGATCGCGGTTTTTGCACCAAACACGGGTTACATTTTACCGCTTGTAATGAGTGCTTCAATAAATGGCAATTAGATCAAAACGCACAATGGTTGCATAAGCACAATGAGCTTGTGAAGGCCGGTAAGTTTTTGAAGCTGTGTAATGATAACGCAGTTACGGCAAACAAAGAATTATTCCATTAGTCTCATATAGTGGCCCGCGCATACTTTACCACGTGGAGAATAGGATAATAAAATGAATTACATTGTAGAGTCAATCAATAAAAATGGTTTGGTTACAAGTCCTTATGAATTTCGCAGAACCAGCGTTAAGTCCGGGGATGTAATTGACTTTGGAGAATTTGACGGCGTTTACCCTCATACTTCTGGGCGTTATGGTCGAGTATGGACAGTTGAGGATCGGCGCGTTACTTACTGCTGTGAACCTGGATCAGCCTTCTTGTCTGATGATGGACACGCAGATATATCCGGCGGCCCGTTCAGCTCGTGCGATATTAAAGACCTGGAGCCAACTTATGAAACTCACACTCTCGGGTTTTGGAACTGGGGAAATAACGGATCAGGCGCTGGGCACGGCGTAGATTATTACATCCCGCGTCCCTTATTCAGACTTAACCCACAAGAACCAACAGGGTATTATATACCTGCTGGCCCCGCCGAATTACATATACCTGTATATGCTAAGGCTTCTCATCCAGACCCTGACACTATTAAGGTATTAGTGAAGGATACAGGGTTAGAATCAAGAAGCTGGATCAATATTCGAGATTCGCAATATCATTCTCTATAACCCGCACCCAATCAGCGACTTATATTATAGGTCGCTGCATGGTGAAGGATTATCACCAGAAGGAAGGATAAAATGAAGGATCATACTTGTAAGAAATGTGAATCAATATTTGGAATAAAAACCATGGCCTCATATTACTATATTGGAGTATTGACTGGTAAACCCGTTTACTTGTGTACTCCACACGCAGAAATGGCGATTAAAGATAACAAAAATCTCGAAATTAGAGAAGTATTGATTACTTCTGAATTGGGGGCAAAATGAGTGACTCAAAGGGCGATTATTACGAGGACGATTTTTTAGAGAAAGAACCAGAAACCATGGGCAACCCGTTTAAGCGTGATTTAGATTTATTACCTTGCCCATTTTGTGGTGGGAAAGTTTACAAGTTTATTGAGGATATGTATGATGACGAAAACAATTCTCATCCGCTCGCGTGGATTAATTGTGCTAACTGCGGCGTGGTTCTTCAAGACCCAAACTCGCCATATGCACACAACCTAGAATCGCTGTGGAACTCTAGGATTATCCCAATAGATGACGATAAGTATATTTTACGTTCTATTTATTGTAAAGATGTGTCAGAGTTAAATCGTGCAATTCGTGATTTACAACATGAGTTAAGTTTATGTGAACACGTTGCGAAAACCATGACACAGCTCCACGATAAAAAGTGTAAATAACCCGTCAGACTTTGACAATATGTATATCCCATCAGGGACGTTTAACTCTTATGCTGAATTAGCAGCAGCTATTATGAAAGGATGAAATATGTTCACAACTAAAGGGCTAGTAAAGTACCGCAAGATTGTTTATACATTTGATTACGAGGATGGAGACAATCCAAAAGAGTATATCCGAAAAGAAAAAGAAAGCCATCCTGACGGCAGAGTTACGGACTTCAAAGATAACGGCAAGACTTGTACCTTTGCTATTGAATTTGAAACTAGGCGGGTGTTATGAATAATCACGGCGGTGCGCGTCCTGGCGCTGGCAGGCCACATAAAAAAGAGAAAGTCATTGAGCTTATGGTCTATGTGTATCCTTATCAACTACACTTCTTGAAACAGCATAGAAATGTATCAAAGTACATCAGGGATAACATAGATAAAGAGATCAAGGTTGAGAATCAGCAACATATGCTAAAAGATTGGAATATGGGATGATACTACTCATTGTATTTGTTGTGTTGTGTCTTATATCTTACCTGAATTGACTTGTCAAACTTTGACAAAACTCGTGGTAACAAATTGGGAAATTAGATGTACAATGATATACGAAAGGAGATAATATGGATAAGCAAATTATATTGGCCACAATTAGCGACATTGTAGCAGACTTCATTTACTATGACAGGAAAGAGGACGAGGAACTACCGTGTGGCAGAATAGAAGAAGCCGTAAAGAACGGAGAAATAACAGCAAAAGAAATTATTGACTACTTTGAATACTGCCTGCGCGATAGATTGGGGGAATAATGGACTGGATATGGTTAGTCATTTACATCTTTGTTATACTCCCATGTGGGTACTATTCTCATAAACAGATTATGAAAGGAGTGAGGAAATGAAAGTCAAGATTACCAAAATTGGCATCAAAGATAGTTTTCATAATGACGCGTATTTGATTGGAAGGGTTGGAGAGGGTGACTTCCATAAAAACGATGGCGGGTGGTATGGGGGAGGTTTTATACCTGACGAAACAACGGACATTGACCCGGTAGGCGGATACTATTTCTACAACGTCAGATTTGAACCAGTCGAGCATTTGAAATGATAAACGTAGGCGATAAGTTTAGGTTGATTTGGGGGAGCGAGAACGGAGAACAATCAGCGCCATTTACCCTTCTGCTAAAAGAAGATGGCTTGTGGTGGGCTAAGAATCACCAAGATCGTACCGTTGCGTTCAATCCTTTGTCGTCCGACATTCACCTTATCATCAAGGAGGAATAAATGTTTGCCCGTAAACCTATTGATGTTGTAGAATATGAACTCGCTCGTGACCTGGCAGAAGAAGCATGGGAAGAATATGTTATCATGGTTGGTAGTCCTGATGCCAAGAATGAGAAACTTGAACAGTGTAAAAGACTACAGACTACAGCCTGGAAGTTATCAGAACAGTTGAACTGCCCCCATGAGAATGTTGATCGTATCGGTTCTGATGTATTTGTAGGAGGAGATTGGTATTTACGAGAACATGAGATTTGTTTGGATTGTGAGAAAGAGGGAGTATTCCCTATTGAGTGTGATGTTGAGATGATGGATATACCATAGGAGAATGATGGAAAACGTAAATCTAGCAAAGGCTCTTGTAAACGCACAGTCACAAATGAAAGCGGTTGCTATGAACGCAACCAATCCGTTCTATAAATCAAAGTATGCCGACCTGGGTTCTGTGATCGAAACAGCCAAACCAGTATTGAAAGCAAATGGTCTAGCGGTAAGTCAGTTAGTAGTGGGTGGTAGTGGTCAAGTTGGAATCACTACAATGCTTATCCACGAATCCGGCGAAAGTATATCGTCTACCGTAACCATCCCTATTGAGGGGAATAATATCGCGCAGGAAGCGGGGAAAGCCATCACCTATCTACGCAGGTATGCGCTTGCTTCTATCCTGGGGATGTACGCCGATGAAGATACTGACGCACACAAACCACACGTGGAGAACAAAGAACCATCCGTGAAAGACGAAGCGGTAAAGTTGGGCGCAGTCGAAGGTATGACTGTTGAGATGGCGAAAACGGCTATATCAAGCGAGGGTGTACCATATGGCGAGTTGACTAGAGAAGAATTGGTTAGACGATTCAATTCAAAGGTCGATAAGCGCAAAAAGAAACCCGATGAGTTCTCCGAGATCGACAAGTTCAAGATGGACGCTGCGAAGGTACTGATCGCAAATTGGGGGAAATAAAATAGCAATGGAAATAAGAAAGTCGTATAATTATGGTTGCTGAGGTTAATGGATAGATGATTATAAAAACCCTGCTACCCACCGTTGGCCTCAGCAACCAATCATCTTTGGGCGGCAGGGCTTTTATTTTCGGGAGAGAAATGTCACAAACAACGTTTAGCGCCAAAACCGTCATTGAAGTGTGGAACAAAACAAAAGGTAAGTGTTGGTATTGTGGAATAGAGTTTGATGATTCTCACAACTGTCATTTTACGATAGACCACGTTGTTCCGATATTTACAGCAAAGGACAATTCCATTGACAACCTAGTGCCGTGTTGCAAGGCCTGTAATTCCTCAAAGCGAATCAAGTCATTGGAAGAATTTAGACTGTGGTATCAAAAAAATATGGGGATGATTTTTAGTTTCGCTCAAATTATGTGGCTTGCCGAAAAAGGAATAACCGTTCCAGATCCCGACAAATTCTTGTTTTATTTTGAACGCGAGGGGTTGGCATGAAGTTATCAGAAACATTAGAAGGCATCGGAAAACCAGTGGCATATTATCCCAACCTTCGGGTAATCACTAAAAGCACATCGGCAACAGTATTCTTGTGCCAATTCATTTATTGGATAGGTAAGGAAACCCTCAAAGATAATTGGATTTACAAAACAGCAGAAGAAATAACTAAAGAAACCGGATTATCTTACGATGAACAAAAGACCGCCAGGAAGAATCTTGTTGATGTTGGTTTGTTGGAAGAAAAATACCAACGGATAGAACATCGAATGTTATTCAAAGTGAACAAGGATAAACTTGATGAATTATGGGAGGGCATAGTGGCAACGCCAAGTTCGGGAAATCCACAACGCCAAGATGGGGAACATGGCGATACGGCTTTCGGGAACATGGCAACGCCACATTCGTTAATAGGAACTACAGAGAATACAGCAGAGACTACAACAGAGAATACAAACAATCGTTTTCCAAAAACGAAAACAAAATCTGAAAAGAAATTGCGAGACGAACTCATTACTCGCTTCAAAGCAAAGACGCAACTAGACTTTCCAGAAGATGTACCTGCTTCCACTATCCAGAAGTTTTGGTGGTCTCCCTCTACAGATATGATCGAACTCGCAGGTGGAATAGATCAAGCGTGGGAAATACTCCGCGAACTCATTGATAAGTTTGATAGTAAGGGTTTGGTTTACGCAGACCTACACTCATTTCTAAAGACATTCAAAGGTACGATTGCACAGCATAAAAGAGGCGCAGGATTACCCAAAGGTTTCCGCCCCTCTACTCCTGATGATGAATACTTTGATGCGGTAAGGAGGTAGTATGTATGACAAAGAGTTGTTTGACAGTATCATTGCAAAGCGTGGTGAGTATTGTCAAGTTTGTTACTGGAATAAAGCAACAGAACTTCATCATTGTATTGTTCATCGAAGGAAAGGCAATAAAAAGTTAGATGATCCCCGAAATTTAGAGGCTGTTTGCCACGAGTGCCATCAATTAGGGCTGGTCAATTCCTACGAACACCGATGCGGGTTCTGGAAAAGACAAAAAGAGGCTGGGGAAGATATGGATTCCTGGTATAACTCTCTCAATTTGAAAACTAAAGAGAGGTTCGAGTGAATAATATATTTCCAGAGCGTTTTTGGAAGAAGGTTAACGTGAAAGGAGAAGATGATTGTTGGGAATGGACGGCTGGACGCTTCGCGATCAGCGGTTACGGGGCGTTTTGGAATGGACATATTAATGTTGGTTCTCATAGAGTGTCTTGGCAATTATTACACGGGGATATACCTATAGGTATGCAGATATGCCATACTTGCGACAACCCACCATGTGTCAATCCAAATCACTTGTTTTTAGGAACAGCGCAAGACAATAGCAACGACAAGTGGAAAAAAGGAAGGGGAAGCAGAGAACCAGTTAATCCTAATAGACAAGCTCGCGGAGAACGATGTCACACCGCGAAGCTTACACAAAACGATGTTAACGAGATAAGGAAAGTATACGCAGAAAAGATTATGACCACCGATATGTTGGCAAAAGAATATGGTGTTACTAGGAAGGCGATAAAAGACGTGATTGCAAATAGAACTTGGAAGTCTGACAAATATATTGTGCCCGAACGATGGGGTATTCACAATCCAATTATGAGAGGAAAATAATGAATAACAAACCCGTAATTACAGTTGTTGGAAGAATTATGAAAGAGCCTGACCTTCGTTTTTCGGCACAAGGAGAGCCAGTAACTACATTGTCCCTTGCACTATATACTGGTGGCAGTAAGGCAAAGGGCTATAAACCTTCGTTTTTCGTAAGGGTTACGGCGTGGGGAGAACTTGCGGAATTTGCCAACTCACTTGCAAAGATGCAAGTTATAGAGGTCAGAGGCACTCCCCAACCCCCCAGGACTTACGAGAAGGATGGAGAAGTAAGAAGCGCAGGACTGGAAGTAACTGCTAATGAGATCGATTTAGGTGATGCGTTCAAAGAGAATTAAATATTGCCTATTGACACGGGGTTCAAAAAGTCGTAAAGTAGTAGACAGAACAGAGGAGTGACATGGACTACACAAAAGAGTTGCACGAGGAACTAAAGAATTCGATATGTCGCGGCAATTATTCGCTAGGTGAATACCATAAGGGGCATAAGAACATTAACAAAAACGGGGTGAATGTAATCGATGTTAATACTACTTTGACTGGTGGCGACAACTTGTTTTCCAGACAACTGGTAGACAACCTCAATGCTATCCCCGCCCTCCTCACCGAGATTGACCGCTCTCACGCGGAGGTTGAGCAACTGAAAATCAAGGTTGAGTTCTGGACTTCTGGATACGAGAAAATGGACAAAGCGGTTGAGCAACTGAAAGCCGTTGGCGATAGACTTTGCGATATTGCAGAGAATAACTCGTTTTGTTGTGAGAAAAAGGAATACTTCTTGTGCCAAATGGAAGACGAAGATGGTCACGATGAAGGTTGCGCTGTTTTGGATTGGAAACTCCCACAACCACCGGAGGCGGAATGCTGATAATTAAAATTCAGAATGACGGCACAGGTGATGTCAAGGTTGGAAATTACCGCTATCAGGTAATGGTCAATGATACAGTAATCGAGAGTGGCGAAATAAAGAAGCATAAGCGTAAAGAAGGCTGGCGCGGGTTGCTATTGAACCTGGTGGATCAATCTAGTAAATCCGAACTTGAAGCGCTGATTTTCAAGGATGAAAAGAGGATGAAAAATGATGGATAAAACTTGTAATAACTGCAAGTGGCTTCGGTATATGTTTGGTTGTCAATCAGGAAGAATATGCCTAAACTATGATTGTTTTGAGCCAAGCGAAATGATTTCAATTTCTAAAAAAGATTTTGAAGAAAAGTATATCTCTCGCGCTACTTATTCTAAAGATGTATCACAACTAAATCACGACTTGAGTGATATTCAAAAGGAAATCTTGGACTTGAGAGATGTGCTTATGAAAATAGCTTTTTTTGACCTAAAGCCATACGAAAATGAATATTTTTATGGTGCGGACAAACTAAAACTTATTGCATTCGAGGCGCTAGAATGAACAAAAACTATGAAGTCTATTATTTCTCACCCGACAATCCCCAGCACCTCGAACAGTGGCTAGAGGGAATATTACTAACAACGGGATTGCGCCTTTTGGCAGTTACTGGCGACTATTGGATATTCGAGCAAACACTATTACTAGACAGCCCAGGCAAAGTTGGTAGTTTTGCAGTTGATGCTATGGAAAGTTACGGGGAATTTTACGACAAGGCTATGGTTGCGTTGGGATTTTCTAGCGCATCTTTGCCAAGTTCAGAAATGGATAATCTCATGTTAGAAAAAATATCCGATTTGTTTTGGGCTGTAAATAATTTGGCAGACGCGCTGAGGATTGCATACGAAAAAATCCCGTCACATTGGAGAACACCACTTCCATTTAGTTACTTTGAGATTATGCAACGAGTCAAGGAAATTCTAAAAGTAGGGCGGATAGTAGCATGACCCCCTCGCAGCGCAAGGAGTTCACGCGGTTGCTGAAAATATACGGGAAGGTGGACGCGATCCGCAAGTATCGAGCGTCCCTGATATTTGAACACGGTAACGCCTGGTGGGTAGAACACAAGGTTGATTACCTGGCAGAGATGGAAAAAGTTGCACAACAAGAGGAGAAGAAATGAACATACCTGATTTCGAGATGGATAAAATGTTGAAACTAAACAAAGAGAAAATGGAATTGGAGCAGGAAAACAAAAAACTCCGTGGAGTTCTGAATACGCTGTTCACGAAATACTGGCTGAATGAGGACGCATACGCATTTGTCAAAAAGACGTTGGACGAGTTGGCAGAGTTTGACAGGATTAGCGAGAAGGAGATGAAATGAAATGTCAATCTTGCGGTGAAGAATTAACAACTGGTGGGTGCGTAAATTTCAACTGTCCATCATACCCAAACTATCACGCCGATTCAAGAGGAAATCCGGCTTACGACATTCTCAACAATAAAACGGGCATACCGGAATTGGAGAGCGAAAATCACCGCTTATCCGCAAGGGTGGCTGAACTGGAAGGGGCGTTGCGGAAGATTGTCAACTATGACTTAAAGCCACACGAAAATGAGCGCTTTTATGGTGCAGATAAATTAAAAATGATTGCATATGAGTGGGCTGAAATGATACCCAACGGGAGACCAACGTCATTTATAACCGAAAGAGGCAAACATTATCGTGAGCCGTTTGGAGAGAATTGGGACGAGGTACTTAGCCGACTTACTCCAAACCAACGTAACTTTGTTGGCAACGAGTGGGGCAGTGAAACTAATGCTGTCAACCTACTGTATGCTGAAAACGAATCTCTCCGCTCCCTCACTGCCGAACTCAAAGAGGATGCCGAGCGGTTGGCGGAGAGGTTTATTGTGGTGCAACTTGATGGGGCAGGTAAACCATTCTTTTATTGTGGGGAATGTAACCATCTGACGCGAACCACAAGTGACGACTTGAATACTCTTGTTCACTCCCCCGACTGCCCCGTAGAACTCCACCGCCTACTAATGGCGAGAATTGAGGAGAAATAATGTTCATTTGTGATGACTGTATGCCGAAAGCAGGAGTAGACGAAAGTTGGAGTTTATTACTTCCAAGAAGTTATGGCAGTTGTGAGCGGTGTGGTGAAACTAAATCCTGCAATGATGTTCCGCACGCCCTCTATGTCAAAGATACTACCACCCCTTTATCAGACAAGGAGAGAGAATGAAAAAGGTAAGGAAGACTATAGGATATACACTGGCATCAATTCCGGTTTTCGCGCTGATTATTGGAATGTATCTCAAAATCGGATTACAAGGAATGTTTTGGATTTTTATTATCGCAATTGCTATGACATTATTCATCGCTCTAGTTGCTTTTCTGTTGAGGGACTAATGGACATTCACACACTCTCAGACAGTGAACTAAACGAGGTAATAGCGCGGGCGAAGGGGTGGGCATACCACCCTAACGGATACTGGAAGTGGGTTTTATATTGTGGCTACAAGGAAGAAGGCGATTATCAATACGATTGCCCCGACTTCACCCATGACAGCGGGTTGGCAATGGCGCTGTTGGAGGAGATTCTTGACAATGAGCAATTTGTTTCGATTGAACATAACACTTGGCATAGTGGTTACTCAATAAGCCAAACCGACAAAGACAAGTTTTGCCCGACATTAGAGCGAGCCGTTGCAGAGTATTTTGCGGAATGGAAGGGGCTATGAGCGACCACTCCGAGTTGATCCGCAAAATAATCAAGGCGATTCAGTCTCGCGGTGGCGTTGCGTTCCACGTGTTCAGCGGACTAATCAAGACTGGACGGTTTGCGATTCATGGTGCAGAAGATGGAACATTTGATGTCATTGGTTGCTATAAGGGTCACTTCCTGGCGTTTGATGCAAAGGTTGGCAAGGATGTGTTATCGGACGACCAGATCGAGTTTATGGCGAAGGTGCGGGACAACGGTGGCGTGGCAATGGCAATCTATGACGCAGGGACAATAACCGGATTACTCGATTCATTAGATACGGAGAGGTGAAATGAAACCAGAAGACAGAAAACGACTAAAGCAGCATATTGAAATGATAGTTGAGCATAAAGAACCGGATGAAATAGTCCGAGAAAACTTCAAGAAACTACAAGACGAGGTTGCAGACTTGAGAGAAAAGAATATCAAACTCCGCCTTGAATTTCACACGCTCCGCTTCAAGGAATCCCAGGAGCAACGGTTCATCTGGTGGGTTCGTGAAGTATACATCAAGAACATTCAAGAGTTGATAAACCACATTACAGAAGTTTGTAAGTATGAAGAGGAGGAATACGCGCTTCCCCAACAAGTTTTTCAGCGCATTTCTCACATTCAAGAAGCCAATAACGGAATTTACGACGGTACTTATTTGGATGTCGAAATCAGTATGGGCGTAAAAGATAATAATCCTGATTATCATAATCCTGATTATTCTAAAACCTCAACAGATAATAACAAAGGAGTTGAAGAATCCATGCTCCGGCAAAAACTTATAGCAGAGGCTTGTCTCGAAAATTCTAAACTTCAACTAAAAGAACTTAAAGAAAATATTATTATGTTGATTGGGTTTATTAAAACAGGACAAAACGCAAAGGCACATTTGCAAATGTTAGTTGTTGAAACATTGCTAGAATCAAAACCTTCACCTTCTGATGTTTCAGTGACACAGGATGTTTTAATGGATATTAAAAAGGGGGATAAATGATAATTCCGGCTTGTTTAATACAATCTGAATGGCCTCCATCACTTGGATGTGGCGACCCAAAGTTTGATGAAATATTAGAAAGTGCTAAAGAACACGGAATTTTAGAGCCGCTCACAATTAATTTGAAGTGGCAAATACTGGACGGAAATCATCGACTTGCGGTTGCAAAATTTCTCGGAATAGAAAAAGTCCCGGTACGTGTGTGGACTGGAACTCAATTTGTAGAATAATGACCACCCCTTTATCAGACTGGAGAGAAAATGAGCGATATTAAAGCGTGTCCGTTTTGCGGCATGAAAGACGAAGCTTGTTATGTAAACGGATTGAATGGGTCAAGCGTTTTTCAATGTCAATGGTGTGGTGCGCAATGCAATAGCCAGGATGATTGGCAGTCGCGCCCGATTGAGTCTAAAATTCAAGAAGAGAATAAAGAGTTGCGCACATTGCTTATGGAAAGTTATCGGAGGTTTAGGTTCGTTGGATTAAATAAAAATGGGACACTGATGAAAAAATTATTATCAGTGTTGGGGGAAGATGCGGAGACATCTTACAACGCGTATCTTGGTGGAGAATTAGCTTCGGACGGTTTATTAAAAAGGTTGGAATAATGAAAGCGGAGACAATGAGCGTCAAACAGATAGCCGACAAGTGGCAGTTGGGCGCGGCTACGGTACGGAAAATAATCAACAGGAGAGGTTAATGTCAAACTTTGCCACTATGCTAGCCTTCTTTTCTGATACAGTAGAGATAACCTGTCTTGATTGTGATAAGATATTTGTTGTGGATACGAGGGACAACCATCGTAAAAAACTTTGTTCAGAGTGCGCCCAAAAACGTATTGATGAAAGAGTACAGCGGCGCTTGGAAAACAGCAGGTGTTCATCGTTTGGAGAACCTAGCCTAGACCTGGCGTTTGCCGTAGTCGATCAAGCAATTAAAGATATGCAGAGTAGTAAAGATTATTCAGAACGCGCAAAAGCAAGAGAGTTTCTTGGAGCAGAAGATGGCGCACAACTATGGTTAAGGTGTGCGGGAATACCAGTCGATGAAGATACAATCAAAGGTTTTCAGGAAATGGCAAAAAGTGGGAAGCGAGGTAACGGAAAAAATAGACAGCGAATGCGGTAAGGTGTATACTAATAAGGTATTCAAACATTCAAAAGGAGATGTAATGGTATTGACAGAAGGTGGAGCGGAAAAACACGTTTCAATTTTAGACAGCCTTGAAGAATTGGCAAGCGCAGTAAAGGGACTGGAAACTCGCGTTTTAGATGGTCTTGATGGCAGGACAAAGATTTACAGAATATTCCGACCAGAAGTTCCGTGTAATTCTACGGAAGCGGGTAAGGTGCAGGCTGTTCAGGCTAGGTCTGAAATCAGGGCAATCATTGAGGGGTTAACAAATGATGTCCGCCGTATAGAAGGTTATGTCGCCGACATAGCCAGTTCAATAGAGTAAAAGGAGAGAAACATAATGTTAGGAATAGAAGTTACAAGTGACTGGTTAATCTTGATCGCAAGTGGTGTTACATCGTTAGTGTTTTCGTGGTTTCCAGGGTTGAATACCTGGTACGCCGCACTCCGAGACCCTATCAAGAAATTGATTATGGCAGGAGTTATCCTTCTCATTGTGGTAGCCGCTTTAGTCTTAAGTTGCTACAACGTCATTGAATCAAACCTTGCCTGTACAAAAGAGGGAATCGCAGCAGCCGTTGGTATTTACTTACTGGCTATCGGCGTGAATCAGGGTTTGTTCAAGGTCACTCCACAGTTTACTTCCGTCAAAGAAATCAAACTGGTTACAACCAATGCGGAAGAAAAAGTATTGCTCAAGAGCGTAAAAGAAGATTGAGAAGTACGGAGCGTAACGACATTGCGTTAAATGTCTACGCCGAGATATGTAAGGGCGGTGGAAAAACCGTAAAGGAAATATCTATCGCCCTTAATATTTTGCCGAGGTATGTCAACGAGGCACTTATGCAACTCGAACACGATGGTATCCTGGTGAGCGAGGACGATGAAGGACGGTTGTATCCGTTCCTAGAGGATAAGTTATGAATGAATCCGAAGTAGAAGAACTAATCCAACAACCCTATACCACGTGGCCTATAAAAGTATTAGGCTTTGTTCCTAACGAGAGAAGTCTACCTGCCCCCGAAAAGGTTATGCCCTCGCTACTTCATTATTCCAGACAAGGGTTAAGTTTTCTACATATGCAATATGGACGCACCGATCAAAGCAGGAACATGGCAGCAATCGGACTACTCCAGAATCCAGAGTACACCCATATTTTGATGATGGATGCAGACCACAAGCACGACCCTGATATGCTACAGAAACTTTGTCGCTGGCCGATGCTCGACCCCGAAATAAGAGTAGTGGGTGGGCTGAACTTCCAAAGACGCGCTCCATACGCCCCAGCGTTCCACGCAATAGACGAGGATGGCGCAAGGATTATCCCGATGAACTGGCCTGATACATTATTCACAGTAGATGTACTAGGCGCAGGTTCGATACTTATTCACAGGTCAGTTTTCACCCAGATCGAGCCTCCGTGGTTTACATATTCTTACGATGGCTTTTGGCAGAACTTATGGCCTGGAGAGGATGTTGGATTCTCAAAGAAGTGTAAAGAAGCAGGGATAAAAATGTATGTCGACCCAGATTGTCGTAGCCCTCACATCTCCGAAGAAGAAACAGACGAAGAAACATTTAGACGCTGGTATGCTGAACATGGGCTTGTGGGAGAGAACGGAGAGTTGAGATGACCTCTTGTTTTGTCCTCGGCAATGGGCCGTCTCTCGCAGACGTAAAGAATGAAACCCTTGACACCCTGCCTACTTTCGGCTCTAATCGTATCTTTATGAAGTACACCACACCTAGTTACTACTGTTGTATCAACCCTACAGAAGCCAACAAGTATCCCAAAGAGATTGAAGAACTTGAATGTATCGAGAAGTTTGTGACAAATAAAGTATCTATTCCTGGTTGTACACCATTACGATCAACTGTATCTGTGCAGTTTTCAGTTAGTCCAAGATGGGCGGTACAAGAGGGATACTCGGTCACATTCGTATTATTACAGTTGGCATATTTTTTTGGTTTCCGAACAGTTTATCTTCTAGGAGTTGACCATAGATATATCCAACCCCCTGCGCCTAACGCTTTAATAACTTGGAGAGGTGAGGATGTAAACCACTTCGATCCCAACTATGTCAAAGACGGCGATAAATGGAACTGTGCTGACCTACAAAAGAGTGAAATGTTTTTCGCTATCGCAAGAGATGTCTACGAGATGAACGGTAGACGTATAATAAATTGCACAGAAGATTCGGCATTGGATGTTTTTGAGCGAGGTCACATTGATTAACGAAATCATCAGGAAAGTATCACAAGGTATGATAGGTAGGATGTGCAACGAGCAGGATAACGTCAAGAGACTACTAGAGTATGTCGCCCTCGCTCCACACGGCAATCACCTGGAAATAGGAACACTGTTTGGCGGGAGCGCTATCTGTGTTGCGCTGCTAAAGAACGAACTCAACGTAGTGGGGGATACCTACTGTGTCGATCCTTTTGACGGTTACTACAAAGGTACGGAGTATGAAAGCGTCAATGATCCAATCTGTGACATCCCTGTAGACTTACAAACGGTAGAGAATAACGCAGAATTGTTTGACGTTTATTTGGAAATCATCAAGGCAAAGTCTAATCCATTTCCTATCGAGGGGATAAGGTTTTCTACTGCTTATGTGGACGGCGACCATTGGGGGGAGAATCCCAGAATTGACATTGAAAATTGTATGAAGGTAACAGACAACTTCATTGTAATCGACAATTATGACGCTCAACATCCAGACGTTATGAGAGCGTGTGAGAAACATTATCGTGATTGGTGGATGGCATATAGAGGAGGAATAACTTGTGTCCTAGCGAAAATATGATGTCAAGCTTTGCCTACATAGAATGTCAGTATCACGAATTAGAACCATTTGGACACCATTACTATACTTACAAGTGGATAGGCAAGAAAAACCAGCCAATACTTTTAGGTATAGAATTGTTGGAAAGCAAAGATACACAAGACATTCCCTGGAAGTTCTTATTGATCGAACATAGAATTGAAAGCGGACAGTGGCTTGCTATTCGTAGAGATGCGATTCTTCCTTTCGGGTGGTTGTTTGTTGTGAAAGTCAAATGTCATAAGTATTGGTCGTGGTTCAAATACAGGTTGATTATCACAGCAAATGTGTGGGGACTGGCGCACACCAGACAAGGTAATGTGCCATCGTGGAAAGATTTTCGGAGGAAGAAATGAACCGCTGTACATCTATTATCTCCGCTTACTTCTGTAAAGACTGGCTAGAGGGACGAATACAAAACCTTCTCGAACAATCAGAAGTCCCTAACATTGTAGCCGTTGCACTAAAAGATAGCGAAGAATCTAAAATCCTTGCGAGGTATCCAGAAGTAACAACTATAATTACAAGTGATGTTCCGACTGTATATGCTGCGTGGAACATGGCTATCAAAGCGTGCGATACTACCTTCGTGAACATTGCGAATAGTGACGACCGATTGTCAAAGTTTGCCATAGAAAGGATGTGTAATGCCCTTCAAGAGAATCCCTCTTACTCATTGGCGTATCCTGACTGCCACGTGGTATATGAACTTAACGGAGACCGCTTCCCATTTGAACTTGGAGAGGGAGACTTATTCTCCGGCTGTTTCATCGGCCCTGTCCCAACTTATCGCAGGAAGTTACACGAACTTTACGGATGGTTTCCAGAAGATTACGTGGTAGCTGGCGATTATTGGTTTTGGTTAAATCTTCAAGTGAATGGAGTTAAGTTTCTACACATCAAAGAGAAACTCGGAATCTTCTATGATAGAAGTCAGAATCCTAGCATAGAGAATAATCTTGAATATAAATTTTCAAATTTGACCATATTTGAAACGGCAAAAGCACAGGAGTATTGGAAAAAGGAGAGAGATGCTAAACTTTTATAAGGTTTCTAGGAATGACGATGTTGGTTGGGACGAGTACGATTCCGCAGTTATCGTTGCAGAATCACCAGAAGATGCCATAGCGTTTTTGAAGGCGCACTACGAAGATTGGGAAACAGACACTTGGGGAGAGTGGGACGTTAGCGCAGAGTTGGTAGAGCCTAATGAAAAGAAGATAGTCATAAAGTCTTTCAATGCGGGCTAAACTATGATAACCGCCTACGAGAAAATCATCCCCCCCGATACTGTATCTGAACTCATAGCCATCGGTCAGAGTGTGACACAAAATGCCTGGCGTATCGGTGACATAACCAACGACTGTATCTACCTCAACCAACTGGCAGGGAACGACATCACCAAACAAACCATCTATCAAGCCGTTGGTGCGTTTGTTGGGAGAGCATCAAGGACTGTCAGATTCTACGCAGAGGTATCAGAGTTCTATCCTAAAACTATCAGACAGCAGTTTGAAGTATTATCTTTCGATCATTTCAGATTCGCAATGAAGTTCAATCACTGGTCAGAGATTCTAAGTTATGCTACAAATAATATGGACGATAGAGGACGACCAGCCAGCGTGGATCACTTGATAGCAGTATTTTCCTATCCAGAGCAAGAACAGGAAGATAACAACATCCTTGAACTTGTAGCCAACCTTCGTAAAGCAGTCTACAAGATACCAATGCCAGGTGATATTCGTAGACTGGTCATTGATGCGCTTCAACGTATTGTAGAAGCGGTAGAAATGGTGAAAACTAATGGGTAGTTACAAAGAATGGTCGCCTAAAGAGATAGAAGAACTTGTAACGCTACGTAACTACAATACAAAATGGGGAGAACTGGCAAGGAAATTCAAGGTAAGTAAAGAAAAGGTCAGGGCTGCGTACCGTAGAGCCGTTGGAGCAAAAGAGAGTGGATATAGTCAGTTAGTCCCTATTCACTTTACAGCAGACAGTCCGAAGGTAGCAGTTCTTGATATTGAAACACTACCTATGATTGTCTTTTCTTGGGGATTGTTCGACCAGAACATATCCATCGAACAGATAATTGAGGATTCCTGTATGCTTTCGTGGGCTGGTAAGTATCTCAACTCACACGAAATGCACTCTGATGTAATGACCACAGAAGAAGCCAAAGAGAGAAATGCTTTACGAATAACTAAATCTATCTGGGAGTTTCTTCACCAGGCAGACGTTGTTATCGGACATAACTACGCAGGGTTTGATGTAAAGTACATAAATATGATGTTCCTGAAATACAATCTCCCCCCATTGAAATACGTTATCATTGATACATTCTTGATCGCCAAACAAAATTTCCGCTTTGCAAGTAATAAGATGAAGTATATCAATGACCAATTAGGAATAAGAAACAAGATTGATAACGATGGCTTCCCTCTATGGAAGGCTTGTAGTGACGGGGATGAAGATGCCCTACAAACAATGCTAGAGTACAACGAAGGGGATATAGGGGCTACGGAAAACCTGTTCTACAAAGTTAGACCGTATGTAAAGGGATTCAATGTAGCCTTATACAATGAGATGGAAACCGAACAATGTCCTGTATGTGGAAGTGAACAAGTGAAACACGAAGGGTGGTATTACACTCCGGCTGGTATGTGGGAAAGTGTGCGCTGTCAAAACTGTCAATGCCTGTCAAGGAAGAAAGAGAATCAACTTGATAAAGAGAAACGTAAAACACTATTAGTTAAGATTTAATGGTATAATATAGATAGTCGTAGATATACGGCTTGCTCGACCCGGCAAAGTCCGGTAAACTTAAGAGACCGTATCCCCAAAAATCTAGGGCGGTCTCTTGCATTACTTTGAAATTCTTACTGGTTTTAGTTTCATCTTTACAGGTTCAGCGCCAAGAGACTTTACCTGAAACACAAGTCTTTCAGCCCAATCTTTTAACAATTCGTTTTCTTCTTCAAGATATGTAACTCTTACTTCAAGGTTATCAATCCTCGCCATAAAAGAAGCCTGTGCTTTTTCCATAGCCTGTGCGTAAAGGTTAGTCGCTTCTGCGTCTAACTTTAGTATTTCTTGCGGCTGTTTTCGCAACGCAATGTATGTCGCTGCTAGAGAACCAAGTACCCCTACGATTCCGATGATTAGCTCAATGCTCATTTAGTTCTCCTTAAAGACATAATCGCTCCCGCTGCAACAAGGGAGATCGTAACCAGCAATGGACTTCTAACCAACACCTGATGATTGTATATGCTGATACCAAATATGTCCCTGATAATTGAGAACATATAATAGAGAGACCAGTAAGCACCCATAATGCCAAGCCCCCATTTTACCCAGGCGTAATCTGCTTTTATTTTAGACAGCCTTATCGCCTGCCTTATTTCTGCGTAACTCATAAGACCACCAGCTACAACTATCATATACTTCAAGGCTTCGTCCATCATACCCCCCTAGTGTAACTCCGTGTGCGCATACCATAACCGTTTCAATTTCTCTGCATCGTCAATAACTGGTACAGCAGGATTGCCACTGTAAACAACTGTCCTCAACGCCTTTGTATACCTTGTCTTGAATGGCAAAGTTTGACCATCTATGGGGTCGTTCATAATATATCCGTTGGAATCCTTACCAATGAGATTTACCCAGTGTGGATCAAGAATGGTTGTTGATGGGTAGATGTCCACCTGCACCATAACGTCACGCTTACTCTGTAGTACCGCATCAATCTTTGCTTCTGTTACCAGTGAAGCGTCCTTGATGAACATATTCCAATCAACTGTAATTTCTGGATAGAGTTTGGTTATTGCATCCCAAATGATGTTTGCACCCTCGTACCCATTGACACCTATAAGAGCCTTGTTCAATCTTCCTGGGTCTGTGTCAATCCCAAGCGACTTCAATTTTCCAGCAAGGTTTGTAATCACACATCCATGAGAGCCAATGGTATAGTCAGAGAATCCAAGTTTGTCATTTCGCCAACTATCGTCATTTTGGCTGAATGAGGGAACAGACAACACGGGAATAGATACAACTGGTTCTTCTTCAACCTGTTTTGCAATCAAAGAATACAGGTCATTTACCCTATTGAGGTCAATGTATTTATTGCCAATGTCATTGCCATAAAGTATTCCGTCTGCTTCACTGGTGTATTGCCATAAAGAATATTTACTCCAAGCACCAGTAGGAGGAACAGAGATGTCGTTATAGTTTGCTATCCATAAAGGAAGATGGGTAAAGTTTCTAAAGATATACTGACCAATCCAATCCCTTTGTCGGGCAAGTCCTGTGTTGAGATACAACCCACAATATTGACCAGTTTCTAAAGCATACTGATTGACAAACTCCATAGCGTATTTCAGGGCAGTTCCATACATACCATCAAGTCTAGCCCACCCACTACCAGAGTTATCCTCAATATCCAACATTCCCTTTAGATTACCCCAAGAGCCAACGGTATCTAAGAAGAATTTACATTGATCCGCTCCTGGTTTTCTGTAGTCGAAGAAGTGATATGCCCCCTTATATTTATGAGGACAGGATTCAGAGTTCTGTTTGAATTTATAATCTAGATAATTGCCCCAATCACCACAACCAGTAGCCTTGATGTATGTACCCTCAACACCCTGTGCTACTTGTTTAGACCAATCAATTACGCCGTTCCATTTTGATACGTCTGTAAATATCATTGTTCACTCCATATAATCACTTGACCGCCCAAAATATATTCGACTACAAGTTTGGGTCTTTGCGTGGAAGTTGCTCCACTAGACGAAACATAGTCGTTATAGGTGTTATTGCTGGTATAGACCTCATTCAAACTAAACCCATAGTTAGCCCTGCCACTATTAACCCACGCCTGTACTAATGCAGTTACGTCAATATCTTTAGCGCCAGTAGAAGATATTGCAACACTTCCTACGGCGGCGGCATCCCTGTCTAACGCTCCCGTACCGCCTACGGTTTGCCAAGCATTTCCAGTTGAGTAGATATTCCAGGTTGCCTCTGATTCCACCCAATTTCTAAGTAATCCGTAAGCGTACAAAGTAGAATTGCGACCCTTTGTTGCAAGGTATAAAGTCAAAGTAGCACTAGTAATAATAGCGGTTGGAAGTATTGCCGATAATCCAGAAAAAGTAAGTAACGCCGTCTGTGGCCAGCCACCAGAATCCCCTAAATGCAAAACAGCGTTAGTAGCATAGTTCGTGGTTGCGTTATAGTAATCTGTAAAAGTATCCAGACCAGTTGTTTCGTCAGGTTGCAAAGTAAGAGTTGTCATAAATCCACCGTGTACATAAACTTAATGGTGAATCTTTTTATATCAGCGTGAGGGCTTGCATCCATCTGGAAGTAAACCGCTTTTCCACTAGGTATAGTGGCATCGTCAAATCCAGTAGTAGCCGCGAACACTCCAGAAGTCGTATCACACACACCTATAACTACGGGGTTGGCAAAGCCACCGTCAAACTGATCGTCCGCAAACATCATATCTCCAGCGAGTTCAGCGCCAGGAGTTGAATCATTTAACTTTACATAAATTCCAGTAGTCGTTATGGCACTTTCTGTTGAATCAATGAGGACTATTTGCGGTGCTTGTGCATAAACCGCCTGTGGATTAGAGATTGACCCACGAAGTATCTTTGTTACTATCTGCTTATCCTGTGTCCACGTTGCAGAACTGCTTACAAACAATCCAGCATCACCACGATTGAGAACACCAATAACAGTTGCGGCGGCGTTCTTTACTGTCAATACTTCTGCTGCATCTGCTGTGTTGTAGATATAGAATGGGTGATTACCTGTTCCTTCTGCTGGTAAAGTTATATCTCTACTCGCCCCGCCAGGGTCACAATACTGCACATAAGCATCTGCATCCACTAGAACAAGTGTTCCTGTTAGCGTTCTATTCTCTGCATCAGAAGCGGTGAATGACCCACCGGGAGCGCCCCAGCGAATACCCGTAGTTTCTGTATTATCAGCAATAGGGCTTGTACCATTTGCCCCAACCACAAGTTCATCAACCGTAGCACTAGCCGTTCCAACTATCAGAGAGCCTTTACCAGTTACGGTAGATAACGGGACAGCACCTGCGCCTGTATCAAAGTCGGAGATTACAATGATGTTCTCCTTCTCTGTTACAACTGGAATATCGTTTACAGTTTCACTTATCACAAGTTTCATTGTGCTATCCTTGAATAAATTACCTGATCGCCGTGAAACAATGTTTGAACTACAGGTGGAGTAGCATTAGAAGATAACTTTAACTGACACTTGGCTTTGCTAAAATTAAGAGCAGCAGATTGTGTAGACGTTATTGCAAGAGCAATCTTACCAGTAGCAGCAGTAATGGTTATTCCGGCAGCAGGGGTAGATGTAAGCGCCAACAATACAGGAGAGCCAGGTCTTTCTCTCAACTCATACTTTGCTGTGTAACCTGTAAGGTCTTTAGCTGCTCCATTGTTATCCTGAACATCAATGGTAAGTGTCCAGGTATCACCTTGCATAAATGGTTCTGGATTATAGATTGGGGCGCGTATGCTCATAATGATATGTTCCTTCTGAATACTTCTTTTGTAGTGTCAAGATCGGGCAACTCGTCAGAATAAATACTCACTAAAGGGAATATTTGTCCTTTGTATCTCTCTGCTAAAGTTGCCTCTCTAATCAAGTCCTCTACCTCTGTTCTTCCACTGTGCCAATATCTACCCTTGATACTTACTGGTGTCCATAGCGGCTGGGTGTGCATCATAAAGTCTAAAACTAAACCACCAGCAATGTTTCTTCCACCTGCTATATCTACCTGGTAATCGAAATCAACTTTGTAATAAAGACTAGCAAGTATCCATCTCCATTCCTCTACTGAACCGATTGCCTTTCCTTGCCACTCTTGCGGTTGTACTGGTTCAGGTTCTTTCTGTATCTTGTAAGAGTGTCCTGCAATGTACCCATCTCCGTGCTTTATCTTTCTAGCGTTCTTCAACTGACCAGGTACTTTGTCGTAATTTAACTTCGGAGTTTTCAAGTTAACTCCGTTGCTACCATCCTGTGTGTGTAACCTTCCTTGTGTTCTTGGAATGGTTGGATAGGAGCAGGGTCGATAAACACTTGCTTGTTGTCAAACTCTGACATCGTGCTTCTCATTGTTAGTTGTGTTACGTGGTCTGACCATTGCCTTAATAGGGCTATCTTATCTCCGGCTGTGTAATCTTCCGATTCCCCACGTAAGTTCACATCCCCATCTTTAGCCCTGTAAGAGAATGAATAAGAGTATTTCGGGGGAACTTTACTGATCGCTTCTATTACAGTTGTCTTGATAATAGGGGTCGTGCTTGCATCGTCAGTAGACAGTCGCCATCTCATACGAAGTCGATAACCCGTAAGACCTGTTTCCGATAGTTGATACTCTTGTTTTGGAGATAAGTAAAAGTTATCTTCAAGAGCAATCCATCCATCATCTTCATTGTCTAATTGGTAGTCTGCTTCTATAAAGTGGTGATCCTCGTCCAGATTCTCTGTAAACAGTTTCACCGAGTTATACAGTTTGTAAACATCAAACAGCGTAGCGTACATCCATCCTGTAATCAATGAACTTTCGTGTGTAAACCTTGAATTAGTATCTTTACTTGGGTCTACTGTAAGAGAGGGCATCGACAGCCAAATAAGGTCTTGCCCTACATTCACCCACAATCTATCGGGAGCATCCCCCGGAATTGTCTGCATAACACTGTGAAATATCCTTTGTCCTGCAACTGGCGACCTAAAGATTTCGTGATAACCTACAAGGTTGTAAGCCAGTAAAGAGGACGTGTTATCGCCAGCATCCACGCACACGAAGAACTTACCAGGATACCCAGACATAGAAGCCACAACTCCCTGCCTGTCAGAAGGAAGTCCTGCATCACGATTCGGCCCCATATCAACTAAAAGACCATCGTTATATCTTTCTATCCCAGAGCCTAGATTGAAGTATAAATAAACACCGTGTACAAGAGAAGCCATACCATTCTGCCACGACTGTACCGCCCTCATTTCTTTCAATGGTATTTCATCAGGCGCACCAGCATTGATATTGAATACAGAACCTTCCCTGAATATCCAAAGAAGTTTGGTAGAACCGTATTCTAGAATAGAGGTTATTTTTCCATTGTCGTCATAGAAAGGAATGGCAGTAGCAAAGGTCATATTCGCCCAAGTAGTTGCAGGAGTAGCACTCGCAACACTTATAAGATTGGAAGCATCAAGATTGTTAGCCTTCCAGATCGTAAGCCCATCCGTAGAATCACGAACAGAAGTTAAGAATACTGCTTTGTTAGTACCGTCATCCGCGTATTGGTATGTTCCTGTTCCTGAATTGTCATACCATCTGAACCGTCTGATATTTACGGCATCACCCTGACAGAAGTAAACAAAGTTATTATTGATAAATATGTCTGTAACGGGAGCGGTAAGTCCGTGTCCTGCTATGACCTGCCACTTGTCTGTATTTACAATCACATATTCAGTAGCTGTTGTGTGTTCTACCACCCAAGCACTATCTAATGTGAGTGTGTTTGAACTGTTTGCCGTGATAGTTCGCCAGGGTTTTGTTTCGTTTGAACCAGGACCGCCCACAAGAATAACAATAGCGCCTATCCACTCACTCGCTACCCAAGACTTTGTAGCATCAACAAGAGTTGTCAAAGCACCTGTATTGGCATCAGCAGCCCCAATATCTCCATTGAGATATAAGACCGGAGCGCCAGTATCGGCAGACTTTACACACCAAGCGGCTCTTTTATAAGTAAAGAACTTCATCCTTGCAGGAGCAACGTCAGCAGCAGTTATCCGATAATACAGGTCAATCGTAGCATCAGCCCAAGTAGTATTATCGGCAGACTTCTTTGTAGTTCCAGCAAGAGCCTTAGTTCCAACCTGCCAGTAGTCCTCGTCTGTAGAGGAAGCGGCATAAACCTTTATCCAGTATGATGTACCAACCGTGAGCGATTCAGCCGTTATAGTTGCCTTGTGAAACACAGCAACGGTATCTGTAATATTAGTTGTTGTAACTGTGGTTGTTTGTAGAACTGTATCCGGCCCAGAACTGTCAGAACACAACTCAATCGTTAGGTCGGTAGGCGTTCCCCTCCGGCGAAGATGTAGATAAATAGCCGTAGCGGAATAACTTGAAGAAGCGGTAAACTTTACTGCAAGGTATTTAGTAGCACCGGATAACATCGAGTGCCAGGATAAATTACCTGGAAGTGAGAAGTCTTGATCTCTAAACCCTTTGGTATAAGTTGCTTGCGGGCCTAGCATTATCGTACCTTGTAACGAATTACATCTATAAGAATCCATAAACTTTGATGTGTCGTTATCGTAGTCCTCGCCACCCCTGCCATTCGCCCAATTATCCTGTGCGATAGGTGAGTATGGCGCTTCAAAGTCAGAGTATTTAGTATTACCTGTAGTTGTCTTTACTGCTGTTCGGATCGTACTAGCCCCAGACACAGATAAAGGAGCGTGATCCCCCTTACTGTCTACAACAATAAGACCAACTTCTTTTTCCCCATCAGAGAAAGAGAAGTCGTGAGTAGGTGATTTTTCGTCAGGAGATACTCTAATCATTAATAACTCGCCAGTTTAGGGTCATTACTTGTGATGTAGTTATGTAAAGACTTTCTCCGCATCTGCAACTCTTTTTCTTTAGCCATAGCCTGATTCAAGAGTTCAATGATTACAGCATCATCTTTACCTGTTTGCGAAATAGTATCCCTATACACATTCACAACCGCTTTCCACTTCAGCCATTCCTGGTTTACATTCGGAGAAACAACTGTGCTGTATAAAGAGAGGGCAGCGTGTGGAGTTCGATACCACACACGTATGATCGCCCCAACAGTAGAGGGGGCTTTGGTTGGTACAAAGTAGATATACCCACTGTTTTCTTCCCAGAAGTAGGTAGGTTGAAAAGAGTAAGGGCTTGTAGTAGAACTAGCAACTTCCACACGAAGTACATTAGATACTCCGGCAGGAAGGGCATAGGTATGTGTAGTGGCAGTAACGAGAGTAGTTATATCAACAGCAACCGCCTCTCCCACTTCATCTATAGCCCTTTGTATTGCAATTTGCATTTGGTCAAAGGTGTATTTAGGGGGAGCAACGGCGTATTGAACACCAGCTACGATTGCACCACCAACTGTAGCAGGTACGGTTATTGTGTTTTCAGAGTATGCAGAAATCCTTGAAGCAACACCAGCATAAGTTCCACTTAATAGAAACAACGTACCGTCTAACCAGTATTCAGCAGGTTCGGTTCTGTTTGTATCTACAAGTGTGGTTGTGCTGCCACCTGTGGCCGTGCCAACCCTAACGCCACCAAGAATTTCGGCAACGTCTAGCATTATGTCTGCAAGCGTTGTCATAAGTTGTCCTTCGGGGGGAGAATTTTCATCTCCCCCCTCTTAGTGGTTAGTGACGGTTGTAGCGTCCGGCAGGCAGGACATCAATCGCAAAGGTCATGTTCGGTGTAGTACCGGACATAGTTGCAACATACTTGATGAACTGCATAGGACGAACAGTTAGGAACTGCTCACCCACAGCCGTAGTCACAGAAGCAAATGCGCCTAAATCCTGGTAAGTTCCACCAGTTGTAGCGCAATGCTGTAGTTTGATCGCGGCAGTTCCGGTAGCGCCAGTGATCGAGGTCACGTTCAACCGAAAACGTAAAGGTTGGATTACACGTGTTCCCAGGTCAACAACAGAACCGGTTGTGGTCGTAGTAACAGCACCACTTGACTTGATGATTAAATTGGTATCAGCAGGCATTTTTCACTCTCCTTTACGCTGCGACTATGCCATACAAACGGGCAACGGAGCGCGGATTAACAATCATAATCCCAGGATCCCAGTCAATGTATGACCGATACATGGTGCGATTCTCAAGCAATCCCTGATCTTCTGCTTCCAATGCTTTCCTCTGGAAGCCCATAAGGAACTCCTCGCCAAACTTGACCGCATAGATAGAGGTATCAACACCACCAGTAACGGCAGTACCATTAGCGAGTTCGGTATTGAGGATGATCCCCGTGGACTGGTCGCCCTTGTAGCCAATGTCGATTATCGCAGGCCCACCAGCGCCCCATGTGGTCTGTTTGCGCTCGTAGTTATCCTTTGTGGTATCAAGGACACCTGCAATGCGTAATGCAGATTCAAGGCGTAGTTTGGTCTGTCGGTTCATCAACAGGGCATCAGGTTTACCATCAACGAACAAGGACATCAGTTCTTCAACGAGGTCGATCAGTTGGTTGTACCAGGTTGTCGAGGCGGTGTCAGGCGAGATGTCAAGTGCAGCGCCACTAATAGACTGTGCGGCTGCGAGATCGTTAATCAAGCGGTGTCGGATACCAACCAATTCATCAGCATTGGTAACGGGGTTGCCGTTGATAAACATATCATTGAACTTGTACGCCATTGCTTGCGTGAACATTTTTTGCTGGACGGCGCGAATATCCTGAACAGTGTTCTTGGCTTCGACATACTCTTTCGGTACGTCAATATTCGCGGAGAGGATACAGGTCTGTTCCTCCATAGGTTCGAGTACGCCCTTACTAGCGATCATATCAGCGCCGATTTTACGGGCTGTGATGGTAGGAAGGGTTTTAGTGCGTAGATATTCTACACTGTTGGTTCCCGTAGTCTCCCAGGGAAGTTTATCCATGATGAAACTTTCCTTGCGGAAAATATCATAGATGCCTTTCTTAAGAGGTTGGGTCGCCTGTGCGTAGAAATCAGACAGGGTGTAAGCCATTTAGGTCTCCTTCAAAGACTATTTTTTAGATAAAGCTTGTTTGAAGTAATCAATGGCGGGAAGGTTATCAGGCAATCCACCAGTTTTACTAACTGGAGTTTTTGCAATCCTACCTTCGGGATTCGCGTTTGATTCTTCAACTGAAGGAGTTTGTTTAGGCGCTAATCGACTAACCTTAGCCTTTACCGCACGCTCGTATGTCTCTTGCCATTCGCCCCACGTACCATCAACATTGACAGTACCGTATTCGGGGTCTTGGCTGGTGATGATCGTCCCAGCATACTTGTCTGCGATACGCTTCACATCTGCCATAAGCGGATGTGGTTGTTGAACAGGGGTCTCCTGTTGGGCTTCTTCTGCTTTCAACTGTTCTGCTGTCTGACGCTGTAGTGCGTACTTCTGTGCTTCCGTCAGTTGTATTCCAGTTGCAGATTCAATAGCCTTTAGCCTGTTCTCGAACTCTTTGTTTAGTCGAGCGTCTAATTTGTCGGTGAGGCTCTGGGCTTGCCTGATTGCTTCGAGAGATTGTTTCTGTGCTATCTCTGTTGCTCTCTTTTCAATCAAATCCAAAACCTGTTGTTCTGTCAAAGCCTTTGGCTCTTGTCCAGTCTCTTGTCCTTGTGCCACCACTACGGGTTCGGGTGTAGCGACCTCTACGGGTGTGGGGGTTGGAACTTGTGCAGGCTGCTCTACCTGCTGGGACGGAACGGTAGCATTAATTGGTTCTGGCATACAAATTACTCCTTTATCATAGTATCATAAGTTGAACAAAATTTCTATTTTTAATTACCGTATTTTGAGCTAATATACTCTAAAATACTTCTTACCTCTGGATGGCTCGATAAGTAATCCTCCTTCCAATCCCAGGCTTCTTGCAGCACGGGGTTGGCATCTACAAAAGCATCTCTCTGGTTTTTAGGCAAGTTCCAATATGTTTCATTCAGACTGGAGTAGGTCGGGTAACGGCTTTCAAGTTCTTGTTTGTAAGCACCATATACTGCCGAATTACCATCAGTCCAGAAACTATCCTGCGGTACGCTCTTGCCCGTGATCGCAGGTTCGATAACCTTTGACATCCATTTCTTCAAAGTCCCATAAGGTCTGCCGAGTTGCTCCCATTCATAGCCTAACATCTCCCACGCTCCAGAGGTCATTTGAATACCGGAGTAGTAGTCGTTTAGTTGTTTCAGGAGTTCGGGGTCGAAACCTTTTAGAGTAACGTCAGGATTCTTAGATACATCCACCATCTGTTGACTTGCAAATACAGGCGATAATTCAGGATGGTCTATCTCATACTTTTCTTTCCAGTCCCAATACTCTTTCAAAGAGGGATTGGATTTTAGGAAGGCAGATTGTTCAGACTTCGGTAGATCAAAGAACGCGGTTTGTAAAGAGTAGTAAAGCGGGAACATTGCTTCTCTCTCTTTTACATACTGGTCATAGGAAGTTGCAATGTCCTTACTCCACAACTCTATATTTGTAACGCCTTCTGGTGCTGAAAAATCAGGCATTGCTTCTGGTTTGGGAATAGTATTGCCAATCTTCCTTGACCAAATGATTAGAGTTTCTAGCGGAATAGCGGATTGAGTTTCTGCTGATCCTTGTAGGAACGCTTTTTCAAAGTCCTCTCCGAGAGCATCTCTCAATAGGCTTTTGTTTGCGCTTCCACTAGCACCATAACTATCCCAAATGTCACTAATGATGTATTGCTTCATCCTGGCTTCTGGGTCTTTGGTGTACAAAGCGCTTCTTGTTTTATATTCAGGATGTTCATTATAGAAGTCTGATAGTGCCGACTTATCTCCGGCGTTATACTTCTCCCAAGCCAGGTTGTATTCTTGTTGCTGTCCCTTGTAGATAAGTTCGCCTTGTGGAAGTAAACCCTGTGGGAATAGAGACTTGAATGTTGCCGAACTGATCTGCCAAAAATTAGCACCGTTGATAGCGCCAACTACGGGAAGCATACCTGGTTGTTTCAGGGTTATTTCTTCCATAACTCGTTTATCTGCCTGTTCCCAAGCACTTCCAGCGTGTGTTACCATTGCTTCTCTTGCTTCTTTAGAGGAAATAGTTCCCTCAAATGCCATATTGGATAACATTCTTTCAACGTAGTAGTCACCGAATTGTCCGTATTTTGCAACAGATTGAGACATTCCAATGGCTTTCCTTGCGTTAGTTTCCAACCAAGTGAGAGGCTTAGCATTTACACCTGCGTAAGTTCCTAGTTGTTCTATTGCCTGACCTGTTCTGTAAGCAGGGGTGGGGCTTATCTTGTCTTGATTACCAGTAACAAGTTTCGAGAGAATATCCCAGTGCATACCAGGTTGCATCATTAAACCAACCATACTGGATGGGTCTGACAAAGCGCTTTCATCTGTAGCCTGTGCCATAGCCTGATTCCACAAGTCACCAGACATCTTTGTTTTGGCTTCTGTGGCTTCTGCCTTGCTTATCTTTCCAGCCTTTACCATATCGTTCAGGATGTAACCTGCGCTTGTGGTCAAATCTTCCTGCAACCCCATAATGTTCTTGAAAGGTTGTAGGGCTTGTGAGAATGGATATATCTGTCCCATCGGATCAGACCATAAGGTATCTCCCATCCAATCAGGTAAGTAGGGTGCAAAGGCGCTCATCTTTCCCTCCAACCTTGCAGGGATTCCAGCCTTTTGTAGATTCTCTTGCGCCTGTCTGTACCTGAAATACTGGTTGAAAATAGCAGGTCGATCAATCATTCGTAAAGCCCAATTACGCATGGTATTGGTGTACCAGAATTGATACGGGAAGATAGTGGACAGTGTGTTGTCAAAGTTTGTCTTTTTGGTGTAGTTGAGCATCACAAAATCACGTTGCGATTCAGCCCACGTTTGAGCAAACAACTTGTCACTGGCTAGGTTTTGTTTCTCCTGTGCAATAAACTTCTTGAAAGCGGGGATAGCCTCTTGTGGAATACCCTCTTTCGCCCTGGGAGTGTTGAAGTCGTCTATGGCTTTTTGTCGTAGACTTCCGAGTAAACTTACAAGGAATAAGTTACTTCCCTCGCCCATTACCTCACCCTGATTCAAGGTGCTTGGTGTAGTGCCTAGTGGTTGAACATCGGTAAAACTTCTATTTACGCCGTCAACCATAACGCCTTGCGCTGTACCGAAATTCCTTTTATTGGTGTCGTCACAAGCGATTACAAACGCCTTTTTATTTGGAGATAACCTTGCCACAACATCGTATACGTTCTCGCCATTGACAAATCTCCACGTATCACCAGTTCCAGTTCCGTGTCCAAAGATAATATCAACGCCTTGCGGAATATCGTTGTTGTTGGCTAATATTGCCCGAAGAACAATAGATGTCTCTGCTTCACTTGCATTTCCAATATCAACAATATTTCTTCCAGTTTGTTTAGAAACTATATCAACCGTCTCGCTTCTTCCAAACGGTAATCTTTGTACGCCTTCTTGTTCAGGTAGGTACTTGTCTAAAAATGCACTAAACTCTGGGTTGTTAGAAGGAATATCTTTCCAGTTCAAATCCCTTGTTTCTTTTCCGAGTATTGAGTTTTGTACTTGTGTGTCATTGCGTAGCCCGTGAGCGCCATCCATCTCTAAATCTTTATACTGTCTCTGCAAGTCCATATATGTTTCTGTGATGAACTTGTTGTAGAGTTGATTCTTTTGTGCAATGGTCATTGTGGTAAACTCTTTGAGAGAAGCCCTGAACGTAGACATCTCCGAGTTTATCTTTAATCTGATTTTCCCTAACTCGCCACGCCACACTACTACTTTAGGATCGCCACCACTCAATGCTATAAACGCTCGGTCTGCTTCTGACTGTAATGCGAAGTCTTTTTCTGTAGTCTGTTTCCATAGAGCATCTACGGTTGCTTCTGTAGCCTTATAGTCGATATTCCTTGCTTCCTGTGTAAGCGTTTTTGTTCTGTCAGCGTGTTCCTGCCACAATCTCATCTTCTCATTGAAGAAACTGGAGAAGTTGTCGTTACCTGCTTTGAATGAACTTAAGAAGGCTTTGGCTTCTGGAAGGTCTGACTTTCCTAGAGCGTCTAACAGCCCTTCGTAAGTAGCCTCTTGCCATTGAGATTGCCTGGTAAACTCTGCTTGGTTGGCTTTCATTTGGCTGTCGAACATCTTGTGCCAAACAGCATCATCTACAACACCACGCAGAGCAAAGAGGTTGTCTAACGCCTGCCACTTACCAGCGATAGTTGCTTCACGCATCATTGTCATATCGCTAAACATTGAGAGGGCGGCGGGTAGTCCTTCTGCTTTTACTCTATTAGCAACGTCAGGTATGCGTGTTTCAATATCGTTCTGGGTTAACTTATTAAGATAATCCTGGAAGTGATTATCAATGTTATCGAAAACATCGGCAATATCTCTGATAGACTTTACATTCTTCAACCCATCCACGATCTCGTCATAGATACCTGTCTTTATGAGGGTATCTTTATACATATCAGCAGTTACAGCCATCTTATCGTTTGAATTGGCAAAGTCTGACAACACACTATCAATGACTTCTTTAGCAATAACGGGATCGGAGATGTGTGTCCATACATTGTCAAGGTCTGTGGTCTTTGTTGCGCCCTCAATAATCTTTGCAACCCGCCCAGAAATACCCTCTGGAAGATTACGCATTAACTCTGCTGGCAACTCAACCCTACGAATCTTCCCAAATGCGTTGATATACTCAATAGCGAAGGACTGTCTGGATTCAAACTTCTCATTCCATCTACTTGCTTTAGTTGCAAACCCCAATACATCGCCGAGTTTTCTAGTGATCTTATCAACACCACGTTCAAGAACAGCACTTCCTTTAGCCTTCTGGTTCTTGCCTTTCAACAAGACGTTGGCGTTGTTTAGTAAGTCCTGTGATAACCCACCCTCAATATCTTGGCGAGAAACAAATGGTTCATAAGTATCCACAAACTTCTTGAAGTCTGTATACCCATAGTTATTAGAAGCAATACGGGTAATCATATTGTTCATAGTGTTATAGATAAAGTATCTTGGGTTCATAGACAACAAAGCAAGGGATTGTAGCCCCTTCATAGTGTGGTTCAGCCTCATCCACAATGGGTCGTCCATCTTTATGCCAAACCGATTGATTACAAAATCATCCAACGAGTTATTGATATGATTGATAATTTCCAGCCCCAACATAGAATCGTTGTAAGCTGTATTCCCCTTTGAGAAGATGTCCATATCAATCTTGAACATCGTAGAATCGCCATTCGGGAATAATACTTTTGCTATCTCTGCTTTCATTGGATCGAGAGACAGTTGTTTTATAAGATTGTCGTAGTTTATCTTACCGTCTTTGTAGTCCTTGATAAGTTTAGCATCAGTAGTCCCAAAGAAACTGGCATACCGTTGTAAATTCATTCTGTTCTCTGCGGTAGCCTGGAACTTCTGCACGATCATACTCATGTCGCCACTATCAACCGCCTTTTTAAGTCCAGTAGCAAGCGCAGCAGCAATAGGGGAATTGAACTGACGGGCATCCATATAATCTTCCGGTAGCCCAGATTCATTGAATATGCTTGCAATCTGTTCCTTGACTAACTTCGGGTCAGCCTGTGAACTGGCTTGAACAAGTTTCAAGAAAGCGTCAACATCTTTTCCAGAGTAATCCCACAAGAAGTAAAGCCTGTCTGTTAGTGTGTAGGACCATAGAAGTGCTTTGGCATCAGGCATCAACTCGCTTGCATTTTCAACAGCCTTCTTGCTAAAGTCTTGTGGCGATAAGTTCTTGGGTACGCCATCCTCATTCAAACCACCAATAAGTTTCTCCAACCTTGTGTAGTCTGCTGGTGCTTTATAAGGTATCTTGCCTTTCATATTGGCAGGGATGTTCCCATTAATGAAGTTTTTGTAAGCATCCATAGCGCCAACAAAACCCTTCGATCCCTGTAACCTACCGCCTGAAAGTAACTCAACCCCTGCGTTGAACGGGAATGGAATAGCATCTACAACAGGATTGCCCTGTGAGAATTTACCTGCGTACTGCATAGCGGGATTGTTTGTTTTCTTTCCGGCAAATTCAACTAACTTTGCATTGGTATATGGAGCAGCGTTCATTGGGTCGAGTAAGGTCTGCAGGACAAAATCATTCAACTGTCCCTCAACCCCAAATCTCGTAATGAACTCTTGTTTATACTTCTTATAGTTGTCAGGATCAGAAACTATCTGGTTGCGAAGTCTATCAAGAGCAGTTGCCTCAACTGTAAATCCAGAAGGAATATCAACAGGTTTGTTTTCACCAGAAGATATGTCCCACATTTTTCCTTCTTCAAGTGGCTTTCCCTCACTCAAAGGAAGTAGTGGGTTCTTTGTCTTTCCATAAGCCACATAAGATAACTTACCCGCCTTATATGCAGCCCCCAGATTCTTTGCAACTTCACTAAAATCTTCGTCCCCAGACGTTGCTTGTGCCACAACACCGAGAACACCAGCGACCATTTCAGAGAATACATTGAACGCTTTGGCAATGGCTTCTTGTCCGTACTTGAACTGAATAGGATTGTATTGTTCCAACCACTCCCGAAGTCCTGGTTTGGAATCAATAATATCAATAACTTTCTGATCTATCTGTTTACCGAGTTTTGTCAGTCGAAGCCCTGGGGGAGCGACAAGCCAACGGAGAGTATTTACAGCCCCTAATTCTTCCCCTGTCTGCATCTGCCACCACGTAGCAGAACCAAAGATAACTGCTCCAGCAATACCAGCAGGTTGAGCAAACATAGCAGGATTCTTTGTAATCCCTATAGTTTGTAGCAATCCGGTAAGTTTTTGTAACACGAATGACGTACCACCGCCAGTACCTAAAGCGGATAGTCCTGTCTGTGCCACAGCACCAACAGAGAACTTGCCTGGTTGTGGAGACATAAAGCCATACAATGCCCTTTGATAAGCGGTCAAATCCTCTGGATTCACCGTCTTTTCAAGGTCATAATCAGTTACTAGAGGGTCAATCGCTCTCGGATTCTCCGGTTCTGGTAGACTTCGTAAGGCATCTGTAATGGGGTCTTGGTCAGTAAGCACTCCCCATTCCTGTACTGGTTTATTATGATTGGCATATTGTAAATAGGAATAAGCAGAGTTAATAACATCTTTATCCAGCCACGTAGGGAGAACGGCATCGGGGTTAGCGTCAATGTAATCCTTGAAACGAGCAATACGTTGAGGATTCTCCCAGAAACCTATCGGTCTATTGGTATTTTGTTTCTGATACTCCCATCCATTCGCCCCCATTCCGGGTAGAGTAGGATAGATGGATACGTTCATATCCCTAGCCTGATTCATTACGTGAACATTTTGTAATGGGTTTTTAGGGAAGTAATCAGCGTCAGTCTTGAAGCCTTTTTGCCTTTGAGAGATATATGACATCTTCTCGGCGTTAGACATCTTATAGAACGCCTGACGATCTTCCTCTGTCATAGGAGTATTCTTCTCCACAGAAGGAAGTATGATAGGTTTAGATGGTTGTTTGGCTAGAGGCGGTTTTTTACCTGGCGCATAGCCCTTGTAAATCGGTTGGTCTGCCAATTAGATTCTCCAGTTTACCAGTCCGCTATCCCTCATATAATCTTTGTCGCCGTATCCACCACCGCCCCAAGTAGGAACGCTGTAATCTTGTGGGGTATATCCGCCTGTCCATCCATTACTACCGCCGCCAGGAAGGGGTACTTGTCCGCCCTGATTCATAAATGCAGCGTATTCAGGATACAAGAAGGCGTAGTTGTCTGGAAGGTAGTTGACAATGTCTTCCCAAGTGATGTTTCCACGTCCACCAGGCCCGCCCATATTCATAAAGTTACGCAGGAGATAGTCAATATTCTCGGTGTTGAACATATCCTCTGGGGAAAGATTAGCCCTACCACCTCCTTGTTGCATAGAGTTCAAGGCTGTTTGTTCAGACGTGAAGTTCCTGCCAGGTAACGGTACATCCCCTCCGAATAAACCACCGATCAAGTCTTGCAGGTTTGCCCCTCCACCAGTAAGAGCATCCATTCCACCAATACCCTGATTGATTTGGGATTCGGTTACGGGTTGAGAATAGATATTAGGATTTACCTGTGGAACATCTGCATACCCACCTTTAGGCATCCCCTTGTTATAATCTAGAGGAGACTGAACAGGTTGTTTCCAGTTAGTGTTAGACGAACCCTGCTTAACCATACTGGTTGCTTGTGCCGTTTTGCCAGCACCCTTCGGCAACGGTATTTTTGCCTTACCACCACCATCACTTCGTAACATTGCTTGTGCCATCTTACTCTCCTCTCAATCCATATCGTTTCATAAGTTTACTCATTCGTTCAGGCATTACTTTCATTGCGTATTCCATCTGTACGGGGTCTTTCATTACCTGTTCAATAAACGCTTTTTTGAACTCATCAAGGTTTTCAGGCTTCTTGTCCTGATACTTCTTGCGCCTTACCTGTGCTTTCATACGTGCTGATGCTAGGTTTCTCTCGTCCATCACATACCTACATTACTAGGGGTATTCCCGCCCTGTGGTGGTTGTCCAGAGAAGGGGAGCGGATTTTCTATATTAGCTTCGCCAGGGGCAGCGACTTCATTTATCATTGGAAGTCCGGTCACGCCTGGGCTAGGAGTAGATGTGTTTTCCGCTCCCCCTAACTGACTTATTGCTTCTTGCGGTATGCCTGACATTTGAGGATTCTGCGCTGCTTGCATTTTTTGCATGATCTCTGCCTGTGCATCGGCGTTCAACAACTTTTCTTCCCAGATTTCCTCTATCATTTCGTCAGGTTGGTCAATTTGCAACCATTTTTCCATTGCGTAAGCCCTTGAAACCAACGGCTCATTGCCAAATGTAGCCTGTGTAGCCATAACCACGTTCTGACGCTCATCAGTAGGCATTGCTATGTCTAAATTGCAGTTCAACTCGAAGTATTCAGGAATATCTTTGGCGTAGAACTCGACAATACCCTTTTCTCCGGTAGCTTGTATCTTTCCAGACGTTCCTCGAAGCATATCAAGCGATATTTTCATAATATCTGCCAATGCAAACGATACCATACGCTGATAAGGGATTAAAGGCAGCCTTCCTGATTGAGATAACAGGGAAACCATCGAGAATGGGGCATTTGCACCAAGAGGTTCGCCTAAAGTCTGACCATAAATGGTAGAATCCTCTCCAATACTCTCTGCCTTTTCAAGTAATTGCATAATAGCAGGGTCAATTACCTGTTTTGAGAGTTGTTCAAGGCTTTCTGTGTTCATTAACTTCACAACACCGCCAGGAACGGAGTAATCTATCTTTATGTCCGCATCAGGAACGGGGCTTTTGAAGATAAATAGTGGATTTGCACCAAGAGCATACACTAAACTATTCATCATAGTGTGTGCAAGGTTCATTCTTTTCCACATTCCACTCTCGTTTAGCCCGTATAAGAACGGTTGTCTGGTCTGAATGGTCGTTCCCTCGAATGTTTCAGATCCTTCTATAAGTTGATCGACAATAGGAATGTCTGATAGCCCGTGTTCTACAGCAATTACAGGTGTTTCGGCAAACTCTGACAACCAAATATAGTGATATGTTTCATCCCAGAACTCGTTATAGGTCACTTTTTCATAAGGCTTTTTGGTTGGAGCGAGTTTAGTTACCTCATTCTCTCCGCCGTGCATTGCCTTGAAGTCTCCCCAGGTGATTAGACTTGACGAATGGAAGGCGCTCATACCCATAATATCAAATTCAGGGAAGCAGTTGGCAGGATTAAGTGCTTGAAATAGAATAGGAGTGGTCTTATAAATCCTTTCAGCGCGTTTCTTTTGTCCGTCTGTAGTAGCACTATCTACCAAGTCCTTAACGCTTACTGCTTTAATAACCACTTCGGAATAAAGTAAAGCGTGTAAGACAGGTTCGTACCAAATAGGACGTTTGGCAACCCTCGAAGATGCCCAAGTGATTGCTTGTGCTATCTTCTCAATCGGAGTGGCACTCTTTACCGAATCAGGCGTGTTTAGTTCTCTCGGCACTATCCATTTTGGAGTAGTAGCGGTAAGTAATCTCTGCGCTCCAAGAATCCTGTTTCTAGGAAGTGGGTCAAGTGTCTTTTTAATCCAGTCCTGACTAGGAACATCATCGTCTACGAGAGCATACATATTCTCGTATTCCTTGAACTTCGTATTACGTGTGCCAAACTGACTTTTCAGTTGAGCAGCGTGCGACTGAATATCCTGAAAGATTATAGGGTCGGTTATTTTTTTAGTATCTGCCATTTAAATCCCTTTCAAACTATAGTAAGGGTTGAGTGTTGCTATCTTTTTTGGTGCGTCTATGTCAGAGCGTAAAGACGATATGGCGTAGCGTAGGGCATCGTAGTGATGATCCTCTGTTCCTTTACTCGCTACATCTTCTGTATCTCCGTGACCAGGCTCGTTCAACATTAGATATTGGAAAGTTCTCCTAAACTCTTTGCAAGTAGAGAACACCATAAGACCAGGTTTGCCATCAGGTAGTTTCTCCAACAACCTATCAACCTTACGCTTACCAGAAAGTCTATTATTATCACCCTTTTGTAAGTACACGCCCTCATTGGCGTATTCATCTGCGGAAGAAGTGATCGTACCGTTGTCCTTTTGGTGTCTACCAGACCACATAGAGGGGTCGGCAAAGGTCATAGTAATGTGTTCCTGTGGCATTGTCATATCTCGAATGGTTTTAGCCTGCCACCTGTCTGCTAGACTTCTACGAGTTAGTTCATTGTAGATAAATATTCTTCCAGTAATCGGGTCTTTTGCTATCCACAAACAAACAAAAGGTTCTGTAAATCCCCAGTCAACTCCCATGAATTTCAACCAGTGTTCAGGTATCTCAAATGGAGTACAGATATGGGAATCAGCATCCAACTCATTGTCATTGAACTGTGGGAAGGCTTGCCCTGAAAACACATTCCAGTCGCCATCAATCCACGCCTTTTGGATTCTTTCAGGGAGCATCTTCAATCCAGCCCAATAACTCTCGTCAAGGTAAGGATTGTCTTTCGGTAGCGACTGGACAAATTCAAACTTATCCTCAAACCCTGCCATTTCAGGAGGAAAGTTCCTGTCAATCCATAATTGTTTCACCCATCCATAACCACCAGGGTTAGCGGTTGCCACGAATTTTGTTTTGTTGAAACCAGGCCATCGTTTAGAACCCACTAGAATATCAAATGTATCTTTCTTTATCTTCTCGATCTGGTCTACACCGATAGCAGCAAACTCCGCTCCCATATATTTAGAGGGATTATCCAAGTTCCTAAGCATAATTGCCCCGCCACCAAATTCAGGGTTTACATAGTAACCTAGTCCCTCTGTTTTCGTAGTTTTAACTTCACCCAGCCATCTAGGAAACTCTGTATCAATTTTAGAAACCTGTCGGTCTTGTAGAACAGGGTAACTCTCGCAAGCCAACATAACTCTTGCATTCTCAAATCCACGCTTATACATCTCGATAAGAAACTGTAGCAACCACCAGCGAAGCAAATGGGACTTTGACCCACCCCTGGCTCCGCCGTAAAGCACATACTCACTCCTGCCAATCGCAGCGAGAGCGTCTAGTTGTTTCTTGGTCGGAGAAAAGAGATCACTCCACTTTGTCTGCATCAACCTCTACCTTTGAATCAAATATAGTATCATTGGCATCGAAGTTAAGTACCTGTCTGTTCGTTAGATCAATAGCCTGCATAGGCGGGCCGTCCAAACGATTGACAATATTCCAGTATGTCTCCCACCATTCTTTCGGGGCAAGTTTCATAATGGCTTCATTGGGTAACTTAACTTCACCAGTCATCATGGCTTCTGCCAAGTACCTCGCCATCTCGTCTTTCGGGATAGCCTTGAAGTCCTTGCCGCCTTTCAGGACAAGTTTATATTCGTCTCTAGTGATCGCCTTGCGGATAGCATCGGTGATTGTTACTCTACTACCCGGCTGTGACCCACTCGGATTTCCTGATTGACCTTTTTCCCACTTTGCCATTTGGACTGTCCGTTTCCTCTATTTGAACTTTGAGCCATTCTGCTTTCATGTGTGCGTTCACAAGTGCCTCTACGTGCTTACCGCCATCATGTGCATCAAATACAATGTAGATGGTCTTATCTCTAGGGTCTATTCTGTAGGTAGACATCAACCCCAATACATCTTCGTGCGTTTCCTTACCGTTTATATGAGCGATCAACCATTGTTTTCCAAACGCCCACTCTGTAACTTGTGGAATAACCCGTGCTTCTGTTTCATTCAAGGCGAAAGTGAACCTGTGTTTGGTCATTTTCACCAGGAATTTAGGGGGGTTCATTAAGCATTGAAATTCCAAATTACCTCCACAAACTGACTATTTTATGTTTTCTCAATAACAAAGCATCCGAATCTTGGGAAGGTTGTATCAATCAAAGCCGTTTCCCAATCTCTCGGAATCGCAACATCGTGGCTTACTGCTTGCATATCCACTGCGATAACATCACCAGCACCTACCGTTCCAGTTGCCACATCACCAAAATAGTTAATCGCGCTTCTCAATCTATAGGTATCGTCCGCAGCAAGGAATCCAGTCAAATCAACATTGACACTGTTAGCCAGTGTGTGATTCCAGATAACAATGATTGCTTTATTGGTGTCATATTCATTTGGGATTACGGTCACAGAATCGGCTGGTGCATCAGTGGAGTAGGTACTATCCGCATCCGAACCTGTCAAAGTCTGCCACTCTGCAAAGGTTTTTACACCGACCGCATCTGGATTACCATAAGCGAATGGTTTTGCCTCTGCTCCTGTGTAGTGATACGCATTTCCAGTTCCAGTAAACGCCATATACCCTGCGGAGCGGTCATAAGTATAAGAAACATAATCGTATCCCGCAGGTGGGGCAGACGTTTCAAGGTTGGCAAGAGTACAATTTGAAACATTCGCGGTTTTTACATACATCATTCTGAATGGGTTGGCTTCTGTATTAACCGCAATGCTGTCTTGCAATGTGAATTCGTTGTTCTCAATATCAGCATATCCAAATTGCAGTAAGTCTCCATACATGTGTGAGTTTTTCACCAGAATATCTGTAAGGGGTTCACCTCCACCAAGCAGCATCTTTCCAGAAATTACTACAATACCGTCAATGACATAATGTGCTAATTGTCCAGCAGCGCCGTAAAGTGCAAGATTACTGAAATTTGCCCCAAACTCTTGAGCGAGAATACAATGTTTAATAGACTTCGCGGCATTGGCAACTGCGTTCTGTGTATAAATTGAGTGTCCGTGTCCTCTATCAGTTGAAAGCCAACCATTATTGAACATCAAACAACCATAGAGTTCTGCCCCACTTGCTGCTTGCCAAAAACCTATTCCGTCCGAAACTTGGTCATAAACAATCCAATTGATTAACTTTATTCCAACACCAGTTGCGGTAATATTTCCTTTGGTGAGCGATACGGGATTAGAGCCTTCCTCATCTGACCATCTCGCAACGCCTGTCTGGGTCTTTTCAATGTCATACCAGTGAGTATAAGAACCTGCGATAGTCAAATCGCCATCAAGGACTACTCTTTCACCCGGATAAGGCTTAATCAATATAGGCGCTTCGGCAGTTCCATTCAACGTGCAGTTATAGTTACCTTGATACGTTCCACCACGCAGGTAAAGGGTACGGCCAGCCGGAACAGAACCAGCCGACAAAGCGGTGGCTAAATTCCACGGATTATTAAGCGAACCATCACCTTTCATTACCCTCCAGGACTTGCGTAGTAGATGCCTTCGTAACCCGGCACGTCCCCGGGATCTAAGGGGTTGCCGGAAGCGCAGCCATAGCCGCGTGTACCGCCCCTTGATAAGCCGAAATGTCGATGTCCCAAACCGCGTAAGCCTGAATTTTGCTTACGCCAAACGTGGTTGGGGTGGCTGCGCCTACAGCGCCAATACGAATTGGGTTTGTATTTGTAGCGGTTGCTGCCGCGAGAGTTCCCTTAAGAGTGGTTTCTGCATAGCAGTTTTTTCCGCATATCATCAAAATACCAGAGGTTATTGCAGGGCTGATTGTCAGCACATTCACATGGGCAAAGTTACTGGTTTGAAGATAAAAGTCGGGATTTCCAGAATTGGTCACTCCAGCAAGCATGGATGACGTTGTGCCATTGGTGAATCTCACCGCCATTGACCAGTTTTGATTAAGAACTGCCGCAATAGCAGTATTTAGGAATTGAGAGATACCGTCAAATATCCAACCGTCTGTACCGTTCCATGTAGGTGCAGCAGAGGTTGTCAGGTCATAAGTGGCATTGCCAGTGAGGTTGTCGTAGCTTGTGGCTTGGTCGACCACGTTGATGGCTTTATATGCCCCAATACAATTAGCTTCTGGAATCCCGCCAGCCAAGTACCAGGGAACAGCAGGAGCAACCGCCCCGCCCCCCAACATCCCCAGCAATCTTCGCCTGTAGGCTTGTTCTTTCAATAGTCTCTGTGCGCTGTTCATGCTACCTACAGTACGTACAAAATAACTTCGCCAACCTTGCTATTTCCAGCAGTTCCGATGTTCAACCGAAGTTGCGAATCAACACAACATCCTAAAGAACTGGCTAAAACTTGTTCTGTATTGGCTGTGTCTCGATCTGCACCAGCGCCCATTAGAACGTCATACCCATCGTCATCAAGGATAGTAACGTCATAATCGTCTGTAGGGGCAGTAGCGCCAGGATTTGTAATCAGCCTATAGATAATCCCACTGTACTTTCCGGTAGTTTTATTCACTTCTCCGGCTGTGGTGGAATCTACAATCGCTCCATTAGCGGAATCGGTAGTCCAAGACCACTTGATTTTCTTTACTGGTAGATACTCTGCTACATAACCTTCTGTAATTACTACAACTTGTGCTGTCATTTTTTACCTTTCCATAGTGGGAGTAGAAAATTCTTCAAACTCAATAGTGGGTCAACGCCCTTACCAAACAAATATCTCATACTTTCGTCAGGAACTTGTGGTCTAGGTTGGCTCAACTGCATAGGGTCGACAGGGAACATACCATTACCGTTTCTGGATTGCTTTATCCATTGACTTAAGTCCTGTCCTCTAGCGCCGCCAATAGAACCAGTCCTGATACTATTCTGAAAATCCTCCCACATATCTTTGAGAGTTCTGGGTGGTTGTCCTTGATTGATAGACATGGCTACTTCTTTACACGATTGAATGGTTTTACGGGAACAGGTGGTTTCTTTATTCCTGTTTTCGGCGAACCCTTACTTGGCTTCTTAATACCTGACTTTGGCGATCCTTTAGGCGCTGGCATCTCTACTCTCCTTGTCAAACTTTGTCAATCTAAACCGTGTTGTTTACGCAGTTCGTGGTATTCAGCAAACGTCAACTGATGGGACAATATCTCCCAATCAATCGGCTCAACAATAACTACAGGGTCGCGGTGAGCAACACGAGGTTTCTTCACCCCCCATGTCCGTTCAGGGTTATACTCCGCCAACGGATCAACAACAGGTTCTTTCTTGGCTTTACGCGGTTTGATTTGGATACCAGGTTCTAAAATAGGGGATTCATTCGACATTTTAACATACTCCTTATGATATAGAATGAGTGTATCATAAGTAGAAAGAAATTTCTATTTTATTTAGATAGACATTGATTATTATTTGTGGTAAAATGTATGTAACAGAACACATCACGCGATAGGGAAAGCCTAGCGAACCGAGATTAGGGGAATACTAGATAAACCCCCTACAGAGACCGATTATCTCTGGTGTCATATAGACAGGAGTTGGATCGGCAACATCCTTGTCCCTTACGGAGCAATATGGGAATAAAAGTGTATACTTATGAAACAGGCGAGTACGAGGGCGAGAAAACAATGATTGGTTGGTTCATTCACGATCTGAAACATTGGAGTTTAAAGGTAGCCCTATACAATTTGTGGTTTACTATTAGTGGTAAAGAGTAACATTTCATGCGCGGCGTGGTGGGAACAGCCTTGTGGCATTCGTGCTTCCGGTGCGTATCGCAAAATCAGGTTCAAATCCTGACGCATGAATTAGGTTGCAATCAAACCTCTTGACAATGTTTGGTTGTGCCGGGGACTGGGTAACCAGCGCTGACCACCAAGCCCCGCTTCCAGGAAACTTGGCTGAGTGGCTGAAAGCGCCTGACTGTAGATCAGGAGTGCGTATGCACATCGGTGGTTCGAATCCATCAGTTTCCACTAGCGATGATGTCGCTAACAGTTTCCTTGTCCTGTAAAAACAAGGTGGTGGAGCCGTCTATTTTCCAGACACCGGCCCAAAACAAAGACACTCCTTCGGGGGTGTTTTTGTATGTCACTTATGAGACACTAATCCCGTTGTATAACACTTATTGCGAAAAGTGATACACAAGTTTCCATCCATACGCTGAATACCAACGAAGTGAGTATGTTGGTTTCAATGTAGGATTGTTTTTAACAGTTATTGAAAAGGTACATTCTATTGAAAAATGTCACATGATAATAACAATCAATCTATTGACCCTTATTATCATAATCAGGCGATAATGGTCATTCCGTTGCACTTTATTAGCATTATTGATAACTTGTCGCGATTACTATACACTTTTCGCGAATTTATCGTATCCCGTCACTTTGACGCGATTAGTGACGCGTTACGAATATGTATCTTTTTTGATACATCTGTATTGCAAAGCAACATAAAATCCCAGGTTATAACCTATATTATAGGTGGATAAAAATAGCGCCCATTTTGCATTAGGTGTATAATAGGACTACATTGGTTAAGCAATGTCAAATTAGGAAACACCGCCACTCTCTCTATAGGCTTAACACTATAGGGGGAGTGGCTCTATATAGAGGACAGAATGAAAGAGATACAACTAACTAAAGGTTTTGTAGCACTTGTGGACGATGAAGATTATGAAACTATCAATAAGCACCATTGGTATACATCAGTAAGAAGTCGCGCAAACTATGCCAAGCGAGACGTTTATCACGGAGGACGCAGGCTTACAGAGTTTATGCACAGAGTTATTATGGATTGTCCAGAGGGTATGTATATAGATCATATCAACCATAATGGATTAGACAACCGCAAAGAGAATCTTCGTATATGCACAAATCAAGAGAATTGTCGTAACAGAATAAAGCACGCCCCAACCACTCTCGGTATGATTAAGGGAGTTTCAATATCCAAGTGTATAAAATCGAAGCCGTTCAGGGCGCATATCAAACACAACTACAAGAATATAGACATAGGATTCTTCGCAAACCTAGATGACGCAGCCAGGGCGTATGACAAAAAAGCATTAGAATTGTTTGGACAGTATGCACAGTTGAACTACCCCCTAAAAATCGAATAAAGTTCCACTGATCGCCGGATTCTGCGCGGTACTCCACACACACACACCACCCCCCATCGACCTCGGTGCAGTGCCATCCTGCTACTTCTTCTTTCTTTCTTCTTATGATTATTATTGTAGTGTGTGCACTCATGGTTTCGATAACTACACTTATCACAACCATGACTACGCTATGACTACGCTACTGGTGTATGCACCATAACACCTCAAGGCAGTATGTACACCTTTCGTCTATATGTAATTGGCGACAGCCTTTCGGGTTATGGTGTCGTGGGATCGCCGGCAACCAGGATAATTGTTTCTACCAATAATTACCTAATTGTTTCTAGAAATAATACAATGATACAATTTCTGATCCTGCCAAAAAAGTATAGATTGGGATGCTAACTCCAGGCATTAGCACATGCTAATATAGAACAAACATCCTAGAACAACAATAGAACGCGACCTTGCATATTTGTTAAGTCGCTTGAATAAATAATAGTGTATTATATTGCTATAGAGAAAGGATCAAATGATGAAAATAAAGTTTTTTACCGCCTTGCACCAATTTGTTATATGTATAGGGGACAATCTTGTGGTTTACATCTCATTGTATTTGAAGCCCAACAAGTGGACAATGATCCACAATGGTTATGAGTGCTTTACGCATGACGGGGTAACAATGAAAATCCTTGTAACTCCGTTCTCAATCTTTGCTATTCAATCCTGGAAATAACCATGCTAACCGACAAGAGACGCAAGGCAATAATCAAGCAAGCAATCATGCTAGGGCAAGCGGGTAAATGGAATGAGATTGTCGTCATACCCGAACTATCCCGAACTAATTGGACTGTGCATGAGTTATGGTATGCGTTCAAGATTGACGCAGAACTTGATCCCGACAAAGACGAATAGTCTCTATATACACGGAGGATAAAACAATGAAGTTCAATCCAGATAACCCGATCAGATTTATACACGTTACAGATGTAAAAGAAGCGCGTGCGTGGATGAAAGCAAATAAAGAAGCTTACAACTCCAGGATGATTGAATGTGATAATGGTTTGTTTATACAGTATTATCACAGATCACTTGACCGCAAACCTGGCTCCGGCCGTATAGCATAATCTATATAGTAAAGGGAAATAACAATGGATAATATTTTAGATCGCGGTTTTTGCACCAAACACGGGTTACATTTTACCGCTTGTAATGAGTGCTTCAAT